GGCACGCGGATATTACAAAAATGCTCCTAGAAATTTCTACGGAATGGACATGGGAACCTGTTGCCTTTGATAGTGACGGGCTACCTGCGTACCGTGTGGAGAACGGCATGGCACATATGGCAGGCTGGATGACGATTCATGGTGTCCGTCGTTTGGGTATCGGTTCGGTAGCGCACAACAAACCTGACCTGCTCAAAGAGTTGGTATCAGATTTTATTCGTAACTCTGCTATGCGTTTCGGTGTGTGTCTGTCGTTGTGGACGAAACAAGAATGGGATGACCATTCACCAGCAGTGGCAACACCAGCACCCAAGGTAGTGAAAGCAGAACCTGTTGGTGATGCACCGCTATCACAAGAACAGATTGAACAGTTCATTGCCGCATGTGAGAAGGCAGGGTTCACCCCTGAAGTGGTTGCCGAGAATGCCAAAGTGAACTGGGGCAAAGGTGCAATCGTGTTGAGCAGCCATCTTCCGTTGTTGCGTTCAGCGTTCAACGATTTGAAATCATTTAAGGAAGGCGCATAATGGCAGCGACACGCACCGTAGACCCTGCAGGTATCTATCGTTCGACAAAGATGGTGTCGCTTAGATTGACCACCATCCAGATGGAACACATTGTGAAACTTTGTGAGAAACGTGGAGTGTCACGCAGTCTTTTGTTTCGACAGTTACTTGCCGAGGAAATGACTCGTGTCTAAAGAACGTGCTAAAGGCACGAACTTCGAGACGTTCATAGTGAACTATCTGAAAGACATGTATCCGTTTGTTGAGCGTCGTTCGTTGAATGGTGCTTTAGATAAGGGCGACATCACAGGTACCGACCCACGTTTAGTTTGGGAATGTAAAAACCATAAGACATTAAACTTTTCTGGGTGGTTACATGAGGCTGAGGTTGAACGCATTAACGCTGGTGCTGAGATTGGGATTGTGGTTGCGAAGCGTCGCAGTTACGGTAATCCTGCTGACCAGTATGCGGTCTTAAGGTTGGATGAGTTGTTAAAACTATTGAAGAAAGCAGGCTACTAATGGACATTGACTGGAAAGAAATTGCTACAGCATTAGTTGAAGCGAACTATGAACAAGACGCACAACAAATGAACCGTGCAGTGGAAGCATACGAGGAAGCAGTACGCAATGGATGACATCACCCGTGAACTATACGAATGTTTAATGGAACGCATCTACGGTATCAAACGTCCAGTTGATTGGATGGGTGCAACACCGCGTGAACGTGACGCAATGGATGCATACATCAACCGTGGGTACGAATCACAGAAACCTATTGTTGAACGCACCGTAGATGGCATCGAGTGATTGAACGCACCGAAGGATATGCACCGTCACATGACATCAACCCGCATGACTTCACAAAAGATTTAGCGTTCGGACATGAAGGCGAAGAGATTGTTAAAACATTTCTTGCTGACTTAAGTAACGGTTCGTTCGAAGTGAAGTATGACAGGTATCGTAATGGTCGTATCTTTGTTGAGTTTGAACAGAACCCGCACAATACTGGATGGAAACCGTCAGGTATTGCTGTGACTAAGGCGCGTTGGTGGGTGTATTTGTTTTCGCCATCGGCGTTTGCTATAATAGAAACCAGCAGGTTACGCCGTTACATCAAGGCGAACATACAACATCTGCCCGAGCGCATCGCAGCGCAAACATCCGACAACCCAGCGAAAGGTTTTCTTATATACCCAGAGCAAGTGAAGGAGTTGATGTCACTATCCGCTTACGATTAGGAGAATAAATTGTTGAAACGTATCATCACAAGTTTTATAAGTTTGATTGCTTTAGGGGCAACGGTAGCAGTAGCCGAAGCACCATCTGCCGAAGGGACACCATCATCGACAGTACAGATTCGCAATATAAGGGAAGCCACACCACCAGTTCCACCGACAGCCTTGCAGGGCAAGTGGTGGGGGTTGGCACGGCAGGTTGGTTGGGCTGAAAAAGATTTACCGATATTAGATTTTGTTATTAACAGAGAGAGCAGAGGGGATAATAAAGCATGGAACAGAAAAGACCCTTGGGGTGGGAGCCGTTGTATTCTGCAGGTCAATGGCTCATGGACGAAATGGCTACGCGCACAAGACATCCTTCAACGACCAGCAGACCTATTCAACCCAACAGTTTGCCTTACGGCAGGGCTTGCCATCCATCAGTATGGGATGGACAGGTACGGGTGGGGTTGGAATCCTTGGGCGATACCAGCACCCTGATAGCATGACATCATGAAGGGACGTACAGCAACACGATGGTTTTGTGACCGTTGTGGCATGACCTTAAACACTTATGTCCGTGTATCTGAACCCCCAACACATGTGTGTATTAGTGCAGAAGACAACAGAACATCATCCAGAATACAACCAATGAAGGAGATAGGAAAATGAATAACATCACCATCGTAGGGAACTGCGGTAAACCAATCGAACTGAAATACGGTGCGAACGGTAAAGCAATCGGCAACTTCACTGTTGCCACAACATCAGGCAAAGATGATAAGAAGCAAACAACATGGCATAACGTCACCGTGTTCGGTGACATGGCAGAAACTGCAGCGTCTTCTATTGAGAAGGGTTCCCGTGTAATTGTGGTAGGGAAACTAGACATCTCATCGTATGAAAAGGATGGCAACAAAGTGTGGACAACCAAAATTCTGGCAGACGAAATCGGTTTGACGATGCGGTTCAACGCTGTGTTCGCTGACAAGACTGAACGCAACCTCGCGTTGGTTACAGAAAAGTTTGGTGCGGTGCCGTTTCTTGGGAATGATTCATTCTAATGGACATCATGATGCTTGATTTCGACCAGTGGTTGGAGATTGGTATGCGAGCAGGGTTTGTTTCCCCGCCTGTATGCCACACACATGACGGTGTACCTATGTCTATTACAGAGGAAGCAGATTTTATGGAAGGGCAAGACCCTTGTCTGCATGTGATGCGATGCTATGAATCTAAAGAGATGAAAGAAGCAGTGGAAGCAAACAGTTTTTTGATGATAGAAATGAGGAATCCGTTTCGTGGACAATTCGACTGATGGTGCAGAGGTACTCACCGAAGCATACGATTTGATTACAGGTGCCAGACATGACGAGTACGCTCACCCATTAGAGGACTATACGCAGACCCGCGACATTTTTGAGGGGCTGACAGGTGTGTCTTTAACTGTTGAGCAAGCCATCTTGTTTATGGTGAGTGTCAAGTTGTCGCGTCTTAGGACAGCGTTGGAAGCAGGCAGGTGGTCACATGACACTGTTGTTGATGTGGCTGGGTATGTTGGGTGTTTGGCTATGGTGAAAGAAAAACTGTGGAACAAATAACTAAGTTGCGTTGCAACAAATGTGGGTTCACAGTGAAACTAGATAAGCAAAGACTGGTCGGCTGTGGCTGTGACCCTGATGCTCCTTCGTGGATTGCGTTGGAGAAGACTGGACGATTATTAAAAATGTCTGACGCGAACTATGATGTACTAGAAACTCATGCGTAACACTGGTGACAACATTAAAAGGGGATTGGTCTTATGACAGCATTAAAGTATTTAGCATGGTTTGATGATGCAGTGTGCAAAGGTATGGATGGCAACATCTTTTTCCCTGACACACCCACAGGTATCTCGACCAAAGGTATTTTCGTTGATGCACAAGCAGTGTGTAAAGGTTGCTCTGTGAAGAAGCAATGTCTTGCGTTTGCGATGGAAGCAGAAGAGTTTGAGCAACGTAGGTACGGTGTGTGGGGTGGTAAGACACCTGCCGAGCGTTCGGTGTTGCGTTCGGGATATTGAAAAGCCCCACTCAACGCTAGGGAAGGGGAAACCTTTGCGGAATGGGGCAGTTCAGGTCTTAGTCTAACATGGTTTTGTTTATTTTGCTCACCTTGTAATCTGCCAGTTTGTAGAGCAGGCTGTTGTCGGCTGTTGCTTGGGCACATTCGGCGGTACGGAACTTGCAGGCTTTGTTGATGTCACGGGTGAAAGCGTGTTTGCGTTCTGTGCCACGCCACCACCCGTACTCTTTGCCTACTACTAGTCGGACTACAACGTACAGGTATCGGGGGGTGTGTTGTAATGCCTGCTGTTTTTTGGTGTCTTGTCGTTGCCAGTTCCAGTATCGGTAACGACTGGCTGGTGTCCTCAACTGTTTTCGTATTCGTTGAGTTCATGGATGAGGACAGTCCAACCCCAACGCTTACGTAGCACTTCGACTACTTCACGTGCTGTGGGTTCGTTTGTTATCCATGTGTTGATAAAGTCATCAATGATGTCGTGGCTAGTTTCCATGAGCATCCTTGTTCATGTGTGCTAAACCTTCGGCAAGTTTCTTGCAGTTCTCTTCTTCGCCTTCAATAAAGTGGCTGTCGCCCGTGTACCCATTCAGCCACTCTTCTGACAGCCAGTTAAAGATTGTTCCCATAGGATAATGTTGTTCTTCTTGGTCGGTGTCGTGAAACCACTCGCCCAACTCTGTGTCAAAGGTGATGATGAAGTGATGTAGTTTTGCGTTCTCTTTTGCTTGTTCTTGTGCGCTCATTTGTTCCTCGTTCCTAGTTGCCATTTGTAACGGTTACGGATTGCTTGCTCACGCTCAATCTTTTTTAGATACTGTCTTGTTGCTACGGTGTACCCGACTGCGAACCATATGATTACAAGTGCGTAGTTCATTGGGCTACCCCAACATTCATCAACCAACCGCTTACTCTGCACAGTGGGCAGTGTTCGGTATCTAATCTAATTTCTAATTGTTCTTCATCGCATACCGCTTCGCACCAAGTACACATAACTGTTGTCGTGGTCATGAGTTCTCTCCGTCCTCAACATCAAACGCTTCAACATCAAAAGCCCCTGCGGTTTCCATGTCTAGCCCGTGTTGGTCTAGTAGTTGGGCTATCGCATTTGCTTCTGCTTGTTCTTCGTTCTCTGCCATAACATTTGTGATGAGACTGAAGTAACTACCTACGAACCTGACACACCACTCTGTTTCTGTTGTCACGGTCATTGTGTCACCGCCTGTTTCATGCCCTGCTCAATCAACCACTGCGCCTGATTAAGTTGCTCAAGCATTGCTATAGTTTGCATAGGTTGTAACTCGCCTGTCCTGATACCTTCCGACAGTAGAAAACGCAAGTCCTCAAACTGGCGTACGATTTCTGCTCTGATAGTTTCTGTTGTCATTGTGTTTCTCCTTTGTAAGTTACTTCTAATGTTCTTTCATCCCATCCGATGATGTCTGCTTCGCTTGCTGTTGTGATGTAATCCATCGCACACACCCCGTCATGGTTATCGCTGTATGTTTCTATTGCTAGGACGATTGTTATCTCGACCAGTTTGGTTGTTGCCAATGCTTTCATTTTGTTTCTCCCTCGTTGTTGTTGGTTGCTTCTTGTGTTGCTTCCCACAGGTAAGTCCATACCTGCTCGTTTATAGAGTCGTACCCACCTGCGTTGTCGAACTCATCAACCGCATAAGCCCACTTCTCTTCTGATACGGGCTGGTCATCGTCTTCTGTAAATAACTCACGCCCCCACCATGAGATTGCGATGTCATCATCGGCGTTTAGTTCCGACAACATTTCTATTGCTTTGCTAACCTTCATTGTTGTTCTCCTTTGTTTGTTGTTGTTTGTTTTATATTGAAATATGTATCTCAAACTCATCTTTG